CTTCAGACTGCGCCACCTGCATGGAATCCTGCGAACATCATGAAAATGATGAATTCCTTTGGCGTTGGGTTGCGTGATGAAGAGCCATCACATGACTTGATGAGAATGGGGTTCTTGTCAAAGTCGTGGAGGTTGCCTACTTCGCTAGACATGGCTGAGCTTGCGCTCGCCGGCGTGATCACGCCTGCGATCATTGTCTTCCATGACCCGAAGAAATTGGCTGGGAAGGCGTATGCACCCTCCCGGGATGAAAAGATGGACAGGAACTATAGGATTAAGCGACTAGTCAGTTACCTTGACCTTTGCGCACATCATAAGGACCTGTTCGACAAAATTCGATACGATATTGATCTCATACGGGTCACTAAGAAGGGAAATGTCATGCCGTCTCCGGTGCCAATACCAACATATGATGAAGTCCTTCGAAAATGGTATGATCCTGAGTCGCATGTCCACGAAGAGGATGAACCTCGTGATATGAGGGGCGACGTCATTGATTACTCAATGAGTGGCGTCGCTGACTTTGTCGTGAATGCCTTGTCATTAATTCCCGACGTTGTCAATCCTCAGATTTTCAACATGGGCTACACCAACTATCTGTTGTCTCTGTTTGCAAAGCATTTGACGTGGCCAGCTGAACTGATCCGCAGATCAAATTCAGTTCTGACCACCAGTCAGTTGGTCACCATTCTGAAGCGCACTAAGTATGATTTCTTGGCGGATTCTCCGAGTGTCATAGGATTGCCGTGCGATGATGAAGATGGCACGTTATTAGTGAGGCACTGGATTTACAATTTGTTGACGCCCCCAAGGGCGAAAACTCCGAGTTCACAATTGCTGTCTTGGATCGACAATAAATTGATCAGCTTGAATTTCCTCATTAATGGGCATTTGCCCACCGTCGTGAGGCGTTTTGACATTCCTTTCCTGGAAATGGTTCTAATTGCTGGCCTTTCGTACAGCCCGCAGTTCAGGCTGCCGACTTTCATTCAGTATATCAGGGTGCCAACTTTGTCTTCTATCGTTGACACTGTCATCTCAACGCTAATCGCCAATGTCTGGGCATCCGTTCCGGCGAACATGAAGCAAGCATCGCATGCCATTTCTGAGTTATCTCCAGAAACTAATTGCGTGCTTGTCGAAGCCCCAACTGGTACTGGCAAATCAACAACCTTTGTTGCTTTTACTTGGACCAATCATGGGCATTTCTACAAACGCGTCATAGTGGTGGTGCCCCGGCACTTGTTGGTGACAACACTGACGCCATACCTACGAAGTGCTTTTAACCTACCTGCATGGGAGGTTACTGAAGGCTTTGAGTACATGGATTCCATGCGCTTAATTGTGACAACACCTCAAGAGGTGATGTTGCATCCAGTCTGGTTCACAGAAGGGTGCTTATTCATGATTGATGAGGCTCATGTTCAAGAAGCGCCTGCTTTAGCGCTCCAAATAGCACTCAGCAAAATTCGTGCTCCTACGATAAAGATGACTGCCACTGTGACTCCTGAACTTGTCGAGTCCTGCTCAATACATGTGCCGCTTACAATTGCTAATGTATGGCAAGTTGACACCATCAGTCAAACGACAATTGATGCAACAGGTCTTGCTTTTAATGGCATTTGGGCTGCATATAGGTCAAAGGTGTTAGACATCCTTCGTGCGTACCCTCTACTCAAATTCTTAGTATTTGTAGTTGACACTGCGCATGCCGAATGGCTTTCGTCACGGAGCAACGTCAGGACATGCATACTCTCGTCAAATCACAAGTATGTCGATCCAGATGCTCGTCTTTTTGTGGCAACTGCTGTCGCCGATGTTGGCATCACCATCCCGAATGTTGACTGGGTCATTACCTCCAACATAGGGAGGCAGGCCAACCCACGCGGGATCTTGCCTTCGGTTGAGCTTGTCGAGCTCGGGCCAGAGGTCATGACACAACGTCGTGGCCGGACAGGAAGGACAGGAAATGGCTTGTTCACTCCTATTATCTTCACAGGAGTGGATAAGATCGTTGTTAAGCCAGCCAAATGGGACGACACCAAGATTGGTGTGTCTCTACTGGATTCTGGCGTCACTCCGACATTCGTAGCGCAATTCTTCCCGGGTGCAATCACGGCACTCTGGGGGAAGCCTTACGACCGGTCTTCTGACAAAAAGATTGACGAATTCACTAAGCAACTTCTTGAACTGAGAACTGGGCTGGAAGCCAGTCACCAAAGGTCCTTCAAATATGCTGAAGATGGTGGTGGGTATTCCAACCTGTGGACAATACAGGGTAACACGATACCCACTGCCCTCGAGCCAGAGATCGAAGGCGGAGTTCGCGTTGCAAGAGCCATCACTTCTGAACAAATGACCAGGTTCTTGATAGGCGCTGCCGCATGGATTGTTGATCACGGCACGACCTTAGCAGCTGATAAGTTCGCCCTCTACACCAGGAACGAAAAACTCAGTGGAAAGAACTTCATCAAGAGATGGGGAGTCGATGGTTTCAACACTAGTGACTTCGCCTATGGCGATACTGACCCAACTTGGAGGTATGGGTCTCGCAATCCGCCAAAGCCTGCTGATGTAGTGCCCGAGGTCAACGGTGCATTACCTTACTTTGACAAACCAATAAAGCACTTGTTTTCGATACCTGACTTCAAGCCCAAGGGCGGGACAGCTTCGACTAGTGCTAGTACATCAACTGCGCCAAAAAGGCGCCCTGGTTTCTCCGCAATGGTTTAATCATGGTAAACGACAAATAATGGGAATTCGAGACCTGACGAGAGTCCCACCGAAACCTTCGGGTCGTCTCTAAGACACTTTAACTTGTTATGGCTTACGCTGAACGAGTTATCAAGGACACAGCTGCCGCGGTTTCTACCGCCGCCGACATTGAAGAAACTTTCTCATTTGAGACTATTCCCGAAAAGATGACCACTGGTTATTCCTCACTCAAAATCACTTTCCCTGCGGATAAGGATTACGTGAAGAAACTGAACGAAAAGGCATTTTGCCGTGAGAACAAGCAGAGCATTATAATGCTCTGCTCCTCAATGCTTGACCTTATTGATGTTGCTGAGACAGCCCTCAATAAGTTTGGTGCAGTGACTGGAATCTACCAGAACGAAGTTGACCGGTGCCGTAAGGACTGGATTGATTATCGTGACAAGAACTTCGGTGCCCACGAGGAGGTCACTGGAGTCTCGTACATCCTGCCTGAAGACCTTCCATCCGGATCTGTGATGGAGGCCAACTCAGAGGATGGCTGGCAGAGGGTCATCAACGCCAAGGGCCGCAAGCCCAAGCAACGTAAGACGCAGGCGAGTGCCCGTCGAGTCAAGATTGACTGGGCGGAGCCGCAACTCGAAAGTGCTAGTGTGCGTGAGTACACTGACACTGACTTGGCGCTTGCTGACTTCGTTTGGCCGGAAGGTTCCCTTAAGATCGAGCTGGTTTACCAGCCCGGTGTTAGGGCCCCTTTCACTGCCGCTGGAGAGCGCGTGAGCCAAAAAGACCTGTCAAAGCACAAGATGGCAGATCTTGTGTGGCAGGAAATTAGGCCTGCGACTTACATCCCGATCGGGACCTTAGATGTTGCGTCGTTGCGCATCATTTATGATGAAGGCTGCATCACAGAGCAGCAATTTAATGTCATTGTTTCAGTCCTCCCAGAAGAGAGGGCGCTCCCCGACATGAAGTTGCTCACTACTGATGAGGCAATCAATTTGTACGGCTCAATCCCTTGCAGGATTGCCCGCACATCATTTTGGGCTGGCCGAGCTTGCCAAGAACTTGTTAAAGGTAAGTATCCAGGTAAGACATCCCTGGTCAATGCCTGGAACAAGCGACTGGCAGTTCTTCCCGAATCGATTGACACTGAGTTACCCATGAAGACTCTTCATGGTTTCCTCAAGTCAACGTTGAAGGAGGCTAAGCCCAACGTCAACTCAAGCCTTTTCTCATTTAAGGCCGCCATGGGAGCCACTCAACGTACGGGTGAATCCAAGACGGCTTATATGGAACGAGTCAAGAAGTCAATGAACTGCTATTGGGGATCCCAATTCGACGCGTTCAAGGCTTACTGGCTTGCCATTAATGAGCAAATGCCTGAGGTTAAAGCAGCAGCCCCAAAACTGGCTGGCAGACTGTCCGCACTTATGCGTAAGCGGGCAGATGTCATCGCAGACTTGGCTACAAAGAAGGCTGCATCAACTGGCAAGATTGCCTCTTCATACGCCGCCGCCATCAAGGAGAAGACTCAGGAATTCCAAGAAGTTTCTGAGGGATTGTCCTGGCGGTCAAAGGTCTTGCTTGCGACACGTATCGTGCGCAATAAGTCCAAGTCATTTTTCTTTGGTTCAAAATCAAAGATAATGGGCGATGACGACACTCCGTCTGTGTTTGAGAGGATTAGCAGGTCCAACTACTTCCCTAACAAGAAGTGGTTCCTTCTCAACCCCAAGCGGAAAGCTGACCCCATAGTCAAGGACGATTTCGACGTCGACTATGAGAGGCTAACTACCTT